ATGGAGTTACAGCGTATTGAAGACAAAATGTTATCAACATACGAAACCCCGCCCCTTGATCTTATTGGATAATGGCTTTAAATCCTTTCTTTCTCCAAGGATCTCCGAATGAGCAGAATCTCATTCAGCAGCTTATTGACGAACATCTGAGGATGTTTGGGGTGGATGTATATTACATTCCAAGAAAATTAATTGTTACTGACGATGTGCTTGGAGAAGTACAATCGTCTAAGTTTACAGATGCATATATTTTAGAAGCATATCTGAACAACTACGAAGGATATGCGAAAGGTAGTGATATCATGAGCAAGTTTGGTATCAACTTGCAAAATGAAATTACACTGACTGTTTCTAGAGAAAGATACGAAGACTTCATTGCTCCGTTTGTGGTATCTCATGATGCCAGAAATGCTGGAACTGATATCCTCTTTGGCGAGAGACCGAAAGAAGGAGATCTAATCTATTTTCCACTAGGAGAAAGATTATTTGAAATCAAGCATGTAGAACACGAAAATCCGTTCTATCAACTTGGAAAGAATTATATTTACGAATTACAGTGCGAACTCTTCCGCTACGAAGACGAGTATGTCGATACAAATATAGACTTTATCGACGAAAGAATTACAACAGAGGGAGAAGTCACTACAGTTGTCCTTGCTGGCATTGGATCTACTGCTCTAGCAGTTGTTGACTCCTTTGCTAGCCAAGGTGCCTTACAACAAATTTTCCTTAATGACGATGGATATGGTTTTACTTCCGCACCCGCTGTCACTATCTCCCCGTCTCCTGCTGGTGTTACTTCATCCCTTGCCGCCGCCGTTGCATTCACCACGGAAACATCAGGTCTCTATTCTATTGATCAAGTCGTACTAACGAATCCTGGATTTGCATACACCTTACCACCAGCAATTAGTTTTGGTGGTCCTGGTGCTGGTGCTGCAGCAACAGCTGCTTTGACAAATAGTGGTATTACATCCATTCGTATTACTGACCTCGGAACAAACTATGTTTCTCCTCCGATTATCACAATTCAGCATCCTGCCGATGTTGGCATTGGCACAACTGGTGCTGTAGTTGGAGTAAAAGCAGGTCAAGTACAAGCTACTGCTGTTGCAACTCTAAGTGGAGATAGACTTAACAGAATCTATATTACTAATGCTGGTGCTGGGTATGAAGCCACACCGACTATCACCATTGGAAGTCCTCTTTCTCTTGGTGTGGGTACATATTTCTTCAACGAAAGAGTCGTTGGATCTCTCTCGGGAACTGAAGGATATGTCAAGATATTCAATGAGGATCAGAGAAAGTTAGAAATTGCAATAAATAATGGAGTATTCACTCCTGGCGAATTCATTACTGGAACTGCATCTTCTGCCAGATACCAAGTATTGTCACACACTGGAATCGATACAGCAAGTCCATATACTCTTAATGACGAAATAGAGACTGCCGCTGACGACATTCTTGATTTCACAGAGAGAAATCCATTCGGTAACTTCTGATGTTAGGTACATACTTTTATCACGAAATTCTTCGCAAAACAGTTGTTGCTTTTGGTACTCTGTTTAACGATGTTCATATTCAGAAAGAAAACAAATCTGGTGCTACAATTAGTGATCTCAAAGTTCCCCTAGCATATGGTCCGAGATCTAAGTTTCTTGCAAAGTTAGAGCAGCAACAAGATCTCAATAAACCAACTGCCATCTCTCTCCCTAGAATGTCTTTCGAGATGAGTTCTTTATCCTATGACGGGTCTAGAAAAACCTCGGTCACAAAAACATTCAAAGCAGTTGATGGTGGAGGAAATGTAAAGAAAGTATTTCTTCCCGTTCCTTACAATGTTGGATTTCAACTTAACATCATGACAAAGTTGAATGATGATGCTCTGCAGATCGTTGAGCAGATTCTTCCATTCTTCCAACCATCTTTTAATATTACCATTGACTTGATCGATAGTATTGGAGAAAAGAGAGACATTCCTATTGTTTTGGAAAATATTTCATTTACTGATGAGTATGAAGGAGACTTTTCTACAAGAAGAGTTCTAACATATACACTCAATTTTGTAGCAAAGACTTATCTGTTTGGTCCTATTGCAGAAAGCACCGACGGTCTCATCCGTAAGGTCCAAGTCGATTACTATGCAGATACTGATATCCAGACTGCTAAGAGAGAAGTCAGATACACTGCTGTACCTGATCCAATCGATGCAGAACCTGGAGATGATTTTGGATTCTCCGAAACCTTCACTGACTTTAGTGATGGTAAGGTTTATAGTCCCACTAGACGGGAGGATGTATGAAGAATGATTTCGGTAAAATAGACGAAGCGTTAAACACTACAAGTGAAGTTGTAGATGTAACTCCCGTTAAGAAAGAAAAAGAAAAACCAGATCGTCTAGCAAAAGATGATGTGGAGAAGGACTATGAATACACCAGGGCAAATCTATACTCTTTAATTGAAAAGGGTCAAGAAGCTTTGAATGGTATTATGGAGTTAGCAGAAGAATCTCAATCTCCTAGAGCATATGAAGTTGCTGGTCAATTACTCAAGAGTGTTGCTGATACAACAGATAAATTCTTGAAACTTCAGAAAGATTTGAAGGAAATCAATGAAGAGAGTAAAGGTCCAACGAATGTGACTAATAATGCGATGTTTGTAGGAAGCACTGCTGAACTTCAAAAGATGCTTAAACAGATGTCAAAAAATAAATAGAAGAGCCTTGTCATCGAGCTCGTGGCAGAAGAAGTAAAAGAACCTCTGAAAGAGGAAGAAAAAAAGAAAGGTCCGTTTGCTAAACTAAAGGATGCTGCTGCTGATCATGAAGGTCAGTTAGAAGCGATTAGTACAATGGTTAGACTTGGTATTCTTATCTGGTCTGGTGGTATTCTTACCCTTGCATACATTAAGTTGCCTGCTGCCCTTGGAATCCCTGAGCAGAAACTTGATCCTACTTTCATCGCATCCGTCTTCACTGGGGTCCTAGCTACCTTTGGAGTTCAGACTGCGAAGAAGTCTGGTGATGGAACAATGAAGATGGGTGGCGGTGGCGGTGTCTCTAAGGCAGATCTTGAGAAACTGATTGCCGCAGCAGCACAGACAGCACCTGCTCAGACCATTCGTATCGAACAAGCACCAATTCAAATTGCCACCACACCTAAGAAAGACGACGAACCTCCTGTAATGCCTACAATTTAATCCATCGCTTTTAGAAAAATGGAATTATGGAAATCTACTGTTGCGACAGAAAGTGATCAAGTCACCGAGCATGTACCGAGCAAGTCTCCATTTAAATGGGTAGCACTTTCTGTTGGTGCTTTGTTTGGTATTGCTCATCTTGGAATACTTGGACATTTAATGAATGCATCTAGATTACCAGTTATTAATTTGCCCGTAGGTGACTATACTGCATATACTGTAGAAGCTTCGAAAGATGGTTATTCCATCGAATATCGTGCAAACGATCCTAGAGTTATGAGCATCAATAAAGATATTCAAAAAAAGAATGGATTCTTTGGCATTGGTGGTCGTACAGATGTTAAACAATCTGAAGAGTATACTATGGATGGTGCTCGTCACCTTCAGGGAGGTAGCGGCTTGGGAAAGCTGACTGCCAAAAATATAGAGTGTATCAAGGCGGAAGGTGGGGGACAAAATGCAGGTAGACTGGTTGGCGCTTCTATGGGTGCTGCTGTTGCCCCATGGTTTAGTAGCATTCCTTATATTGGTTTCTTGGCTGCGGGATGGGCGGTAATGCTCGGACAGGATCAAGGTTCCAAAATTGGTGGTGACATTGCTACTATGATAAAAGATTGTGATATTGATGATGTTGGAGAGAAAATAGACACAACTAAATAGTAGGAGCAGGATTTTTATCTCCTTGTTTAGATATGTCGTACTCTTATTCTGATATCTCCAATTTCGTGTCGGAGGCAAAGAAAAAGAAAACATTAACCACTGGAGATTGCGATGCTCCTGCAGTGGATGATTCTGATGTGAAAATTACTGAGGAAAAAAAGAAAGGTCTCTGGGACAATATTCATGCCAAGCGTAAGCGTGGTGAGAAACCCGCTAAACCTGGAGATGAGGATTATCCCAAGACACTCAATGTAGAAAGTGCTGCCTGGACTCGCAAAGAGGGTAAGAATAAAGCAGGTGGTCTCAATGAAAAAGGACGCAAGTCTTATGAGGCAGAGAATCCTGGTAGCGATCTCAAAGCACCTTCCAAAGAAAAAGGTAATAAGCGTCGCTCATCATTCTGTGCAAGGATGAAAGGCATGAAAAAGAAACTTACTTCTGCCAAAACTGCTAGCGATCCTGATAGCAGAATCAACAAATCTCTTAGAGCGTGGGACTGCTGATATGAAATCTTTCAAACAATTTTTATCCGAAAGCGTCAATATCTCTGGCGACTTTAACGGCAATCTATACATGAACGCTCAACAACCACAAGAGGTTGGAGAGTCTTTCATGGCAGATGTAATCTATCAGGGTAGCATTCATAGAATCACTATGAAGACTCAGAATGGTATCCCTACCCGA